ACTCCGCTTGCTGTAAAAGTTAACGCACTTGCTGTCCCACTCCTTATAACAATAGTATCGTTTTCAGCATCAAGAATATGTTTTCCATCATCAGAAAGTGTACTATTTGCAGGAACATTATAATCATAATATATTGCTGTTGATTGGTCTGCAGTTCCACCAGTAGGAGTTAAAAATATTCTACAAGTTGCATCACTTGCGGTTGTGTTACAAACTCTTATCGATGTGATAATTATCTTTGTTGCTGCAGGTACTGTATAAAGTGTTGCATTACTTGTATCTGCAGGTCGTGCTTGTCCTAATTGTTTTTCTGTCATTCCCATTTTATACACCCATTAATATTGAAAATCTTTTGAACTCATCATTGTTTACTTCTCCTGTTATATCAGCATCGCCTGTTATAGTTAGTGTTCCAGTAAAAGTATCTGTTGTATCTAATAAATAGCTATTAACATCATCACCAGAATTATTACCTGATAGTGTTCCACCATTAATTAAATCGGTCCATATATTAGCCCATTGATAAGTTGTTTGAGTTCCTAAATCTCTTGTACCGTCTGCTTCTGGAGTAATATTTCCTGTCACTGCCCAATTACCAACTAAACTTCCATCATCAATAGTATTTGTACCTAAGTCAATTAATCCTAAGAATGCTGTTCCTATTGTTGTTAAATTACCGTCAGCATCTACTTCTAATTGAGCTGCTGAGCCTAATGATGTAATTCCTTCAGCAATAAGATTTCCATTTGCGTAAGCTCGAAATAAGGAGTTTCCTTGTGTAACTGTTCCTAACCATAAATCATCTCCTACTCCTGTTGTGTAAATATCAGCATCAGAAGCAAGACCATTTGTTAAAATACCACCTTTAGCATCAATATAACCATCTGCTTCAATATTACCTGTTAAAAATAAATTAGTAACACCAGTAATACTATTGCCACCCATAGCCAAATCGCCGGTCATAGCCCTTGTGCCATCTATCAATAGATATTGATTATGGTCATCATCAGATAACCCGCCAAGACTACCGTGGTCTCCGCCTGCTGCAGTCCGAGTAATATTAGACTCCCTCCAATCAACATAATCTTCACCTTCGTCAGTAGTTACAATCCTTGCATTAACATCATTAGTATAACTATCTTTACATTCAAATATTACTGAGGCAATAGGAGTTATCTCTGGTCCTGGCAAATTACCAAGTAATAAGTTTCCAACTTCTGTAGTTGCACCCTCTCTTGCTTGTTTCTTTTTTTCATATACTGCTTGACCCATAATAGCAATTATTGGATTATCCTTTTCAGTAGTAGCAAAAACGTGAACTAACATAAAATCTTTATCACCTGTTTCTGTTTGTTGCCAAGAATCACCAATAAATTGATTCCAATTAGGTCTTGTTCCACTTATTAAAAATGAATACCCAGAATTTGTATTTTTACGCCAATCACCATCTCCTCCGCTTCTCCAATAAACAGGAAGTCCTGTAGTTGAAGTAACTGCATCGGTTATTATTCCAAGGTCTTCATCAGCCACACTACCAGTATCTACACCAAATTGGGCGTGAGCATTAAGAGACCCATTTTGGTCCGCATCAATAGTATTTAAAGCTATTCCAGTATACCATTTAAGACCGACACTAAAGTGTAAGTTAGCATGAGTATCTCCATCCATTGTGATACCGTGTCTTTCTTCACCAACATAAATTCCCTCACTATTAGCTGCATCCCAGTAAACAATTGATACTAACACTTTCATAGTAACAATAACAAATTGTTCTGCAAATGTAGGATTAGCAGTGCTTGTAAGATTCCCATTATCATAATAAATATAATGTATTCCTTCTGCTCCACTAATTTGATGTGTCTCTGTACTTGATTTAGTATACTTTAAACCATCTTGATAAAAAGAAAAACTAGTACTATCAGGTGCAATAGAAAGTGTATAATTTGGACCACTATCACTCCAAGTAATAACACTATCATTACGATTAGGAAACCCAGTTGGCTCATTCATGGCATCAAACTTATCACCAACTTCTTGTAAAGCAGTCTCAACCTCAGTTCCAGTAAAATATGCTTCTGAATCTTCAATGCCTATTAATGATGCACCAGATGGAGAAGTTACAGAATTTAATTTTTCTCTTACATAGTAACGACCATCGAGAAATCCTATTCCGCCTATTCCACCACCTAACTTAGCCATTAATTTATCCTCACCACTTGGACAGATGGAGTTGTGGTTCCACTGCCTTGTATGCTAACGCTTCCTACTTGTGCATCAAAGCTTCTGAAAGAATACTCACTTAAATAACCTGTGCCAGACGATGAAGGGTCTGCAGTAGCATCTAAAGCATAATATACAGGGCTACTACCTAAATTATCTATCATAAAAGCTTCTGCTTTAGCACCGAAAACATAATTTATTGCTGGACTGCCTGATGCTTTTCTAATAATCTCATTATTATTGTAACCAAACAATGCTGCGCCAGATTGGATATATGTGGTATCGACATTTAAACTTACGCTGCCAATAACGATACTGCCAACTATATTACTTGTGACAGTACCACTTATATTCAAAGAACCATCAGAATTTATGATTAAACCATATTGTACTCCTGATGCAGACATGATTTGTTCTGACATGCATTATCACCTGTATTTTACTACTACTGATAAAGTCTGTGATGCTCCACTCGCTGTACTTCCAGTTGTTAATTTCAATACATCGTTTATTATGAACGGAACATTACTCGCTCCTGCTATACTACCTGTTGTGCTTTGATTAAAATGTGCTGGATATGATATTGTAGTTGCAGCTCCGCTTGATGCATTTACTCTCCAAACCTCTTGACCTGTTAATCCTGATGGAACTAATGCTAAACTTCCACCTTGCCAGAATGCTGATTTTTCTACTTGTAAAATCTCACCGTTGATTGGGACTGATGAAAATGCTGCAATACCACTCGTTTCTGCTGTAAATGTGTTTGTTAATGTTACTGATTTTATATCTACAGATTGAGTTAACATTGCTACTGAACCGTTTACTCCTACTGATACGAACTTTGCATATTCTCTGTCTTTTAATACTGTTGGAAATGTCATTTTTTATCACCTATATCTTAATTTAATCTTAACATTTGTATTTTTTCTGCCAATTATAGAAACAAACAACGCATTGTTCAAACACCATGATGCTGGACCAAAATTGAACTCGTTTCCAGAATGGCTCACGCTTGATATTCTGAAAGGTAAATAATATGTTCCTTTAAAATCTTCTTTTTCATATATTATTATATCAGGCTGGTCTATTAAACCTATTGTGATATGAACCTCTTGATTGCTAGATATTATTCCAGCATCTAAAATACCGTTGATGAATGGAGTTGCTGTATCTGCAGTTGTGCTTTCTAATGTATTGAGTTCTACTATAATCTCGTTAATAAGGGGTTTATTATCAGGTAACTCATTTACTGTTACTTCAACTGCTTCTTTTTTATTTTCCATTTTCAAATTCTATAAATTCTAAATGTTGCCTGGACCGATATATATCTTTTGGATTGCCTCGGTCAGTTCTATCCTTTATAATTTCGCCTTGAATGCCTGCTCTTGTTCCAAATGCCTTATTACCTAATCCTGCATGCATCAATTTTGATTTTGAAACGCCACTTCCTGTATAATCTGTCCAATTTCCAATAACTAAAACATCTTCTTGGTCAAGTGTATCATTACCACTATTACATTCATGGACAACATCACTATTATTAGCATCAACCACTATTCTCTGATTACATCGTGGGCAAATTTTTACGGGCATTCTTCATTTCCTCTTCTAATGCTTTATCTCTTGCATCATTAAATAATACTGTACATTCACCACAATAAAAATTCTTTCCTATCATGATAAGTGCATCATTTTCACAACCAGGGCTTGCACATTTAGGTTTTCCTAAAGGTTCTTGACCTAAAATGACCATACATCATCACATCGTATTTCTAACCAAGCATCTGGTATTGTTTGTGTTATTTTCATAGTTTACTCAACTCTGTAATTGGTGTCCACGTGCAATTATGAGTAACCGCGCCTTTTACAATATAACTTTCATCATCTGCTACACTAAAATTATATAATGTTTTTCCTCTTTTTGGATACCATTCATTTGTTTTTTTAATTTTCATTGTCATAAACTCATATTGATTTGTATGATTTTTTTCAACTAAACAAAATTCTTTTAAATTGTTTTCAATATTTTTTTTATTGAAATGTAATATAGTCCATCCTACTTCTGCTAATTCTTTATCTCGTTGCAAATCTTCTTTTTCTCTATTTTTATGCCAATATTCACCATCATATTCACATCCTATCTTTAATGATGGTATTGCAACATCTATAAATCTAACAGATTTATTAGTTTTTACAGAATATTCTAATTCAGCATCTGGATAATATAATTTTAAATGTTCAAACATCTTACGTTGAGGAATTGATACATTTGGCATTTTTCGATTAGGATGTTTCTCTGGATTCTCTCTCCAATATTGTTTTTGTCTTTGTGAAACTTTTTCCCAATATTCTTTATCATGCTTTGATTTATGCATAGGATTTCCTTTACCAATTCTATCATTTGATAATTTAGCTAAACTTTCATTATCATATTTAGTTTTACCTTTATTCCAAATATCATTACTTTTATGCCAATCTATCAATGGATGAATACCTTCATCCCATAATTCTTTACTTTTTTCTTGTGCTTTTTTTACAATTTCAAACCTATCTCTTGTTCCATCAGCATATTCTCGTTGCATTTGTTGAGTAGCTTTAATACTTCTTATTTCATGCTGATATTTATCTTTAAATTGAATATTTGCTGTATATCTATTTGCACACTTACTTGAACAAAAATTACTATTTTCATAATGAACCATATGAGGAAATAAATTTCCACATTCAATACATTTCTTTCCAAGAACAACCAAATTATCACCTATTTCAATCTTATCTGCTCTTACCCATCCTTTCCCTTGTATATAATGTGAATGCTCTGGAGTAGTAGATAATTTTATACCTTTCCTTTTTGCACCTTTTACCATATTATATTTTTCTGTTTCTATTGAAATTATTTTATCGTGATATCTTATTCTTGGCATTATATCTGTTACTAATTTAAATTTTCCTCTATGAGTTAATACTAAATCTCCTTTTTTTATTTTTCCTATTTGTTCCCATCCTTTGCTTGTATAAACAGGTGTTTGGAAATCAATAAAACATCTGCACATTGCATGTAATGGTATCATACCACTTGCTTCATCTAAAGTCATAATCTGACCATTCATATCATCACACTCAGGACATGTTCTCTCACCACCACTTGATAACCATCTTACTTTTTCTACATCTTTCTCTTTATAACTATTAAGAGTTCCTTCTGATGCCACCCTCGTTGTTTCTGTCCTTGCTATCAATATCGGTCGTAATCTATCACTAACAGATTTAACTACCTTACCATTATTTGCTATTCTGTATCTGCTTCCTGGTTTAACCTTATTCTTAATCTGACCTTCTATCCATCTTACACTTTTTCCTTTATCAAACGCTTCATGTAGAACTCCTCTAAGTTTATTAATCTGGGTTTCCCGTAACAATCCTAACATCTGGTCTTGCTTAGTTATTGCTCGTAAAAATTTAAATCTATCTGTAGAAATAACATTTTTTATATTATCTTTTAAAGATTGATAATCAAATCCTAACCATTCTTTTAAACTATAATCTTTATCAAAATCTGCTCCTTCATTACATATACTAAAATCACATGCTTCATGCAAATGTTCTCGTTCTTCTCCTGGAACTTTCGGTAATGACGCAGTTTCTTCTTTCTCACGTTCAGGATTAAGTTTTTCTTCCTCATCCTCTGTTTCAATTTGATTCATTTGAGCTTCTATCTTTTTTCGTTCTTCTTCATCTTTCTTTTTCTCTTCATCTAATCTTTTATTATATTCATCCATATCAATTTCTAATAACTTCATAGTTTCTGCTTCTAACATCTCAGCAGCAGTCATAGAAATTGTAGGAGATTTCATTATTTCTTTTATCCTGTCTATCCTGTCGTTAGTCTCACTATCATCTGGCATTCCCCAAACAACTTCTACTTTAGCTGAAAATCCATGAGATTCAAGAATCCTTTTATATATTTGAGTTTCCATAACCTTTTTTATCTCTTCCTGGAAACTGTTTATTCTCATTTGGAAAGCTCTTAATTGAACCTTAGCCAATCCTTCAGGAATACTGCCCTTACCCATTAAGACTGCTGGAACTTGATATGAATAGAATAAAAGCTCTTCATCACTTTCTATTGACGCATTAAATTTATCGCCAAGATTACCAAAATCTATTGATTTTATTTCAACATCGGGTCCTGTTACCCATTCATGCTTATTATTAAGCCATTCTAATTTTTGTCCAAATGCTTCTACATCTGAATCTTTTGGTAATATCCTTTTCTCAGCATTACCTAATTTAACATGATATGGAGAATTAGCTTTTCGTTTAAGCAATATATCACGTTCTTTTCTGTTTCCTAAAAAACTATCAATTATTTTTACTGTTGGATATATAATACCTATGCCATATGCATCATTGCCTGTCTTATTAAAAGAAATCTCTGCAATATCTTCTGGTTCAATTGGAATAATCTTAGTTTTATCTATTTTGTCAAAAGCTCCTGCATATTGATTATATTCTTCAACTTCGCCTTCGTCATTAATCTTTTTATACATATACTTTGCATCAAGAATCTTTGCACGTTCTATGCCACCGCCTATGCCAGCAATTTCCATATAACCTTGACCTTTTTTAAGAGCTTCTTTAGTCCATGCTCTTAACAAACTATCAGCTCCAATATCATTCTCCCAATCATCTAGAATAACTTTAGCCTTTTTTGCTAATTCATCATTCTCATCAATTTTAATAAAATGACCAGGACCTATGATAAAATCTACATATTTATCGATTACTGCTGTAACTAAACCGAAATTCTTATACAAATCATCGGCAATAGCTAAATCAAATAAATGTGCTTCGCCTAACTCAGAAGGAAATTTTACAGTATTCTTTGGAACCTTACCTTTAGATGCCTCTTTATAATTAGTTGGCACTCCGCCAATTCCTATACTGATTGAATTATCTAACTTTTCGGTGAATGGAATTCTCATGATTGCAAAAATGAATTATAGAAAAATATATTTTTACTTATATTTAAATCTTTTTATGTTAATTATATAATTATGCTATTGCGAAGCTAGTATTGGTTTTAAAACTAGCAAGATTAGAACAAGCAAGAGCCAATGCAATAACACAATCGTCATGATATCCCTCTGGAGCATTCAGTTTTGTATTACCAGCTTTTGTTATTTCATATTCATATATCTGCAGTTCATTTATTAAATCTGGTATATCAGGATAATGAACTTCTTGCTTTTCTATCATGATTGAAAGATTATCAATAAGGTCGTTTTTGCTCTTATTATTAAATACATGGCCAGCAATATTAAGTCCTTCTGCTCTAAGGTCTTCTAAGATAGCATCACCAATACCAGTAGCATCAATCTCAACCTGTGCATTGTTATAAGTTCTAGCTACTTCTATGATACGTTTCTTCTGTAAACTCCAATCTATCTGATTAAACCTATCAAAGAACACAACCTGGTTATCTCTAAGGTCAATAACTATTATGACTGTGTAATCCGTATATTTTGCTAAATCCACGCCTATAACATACCTAAGTGAGCCCTCGGTGTCTCTAAACTCTTCTTTAATACATTTTCTTACACCTCTAAAGACTCCACCTGCATCTGTAAGGAATTTTGCTAGATATTCCTGTTCAAATGCACGTTGTGTTGTTGTTCTTCTTGCCTCTTCTTCCTCTTCGTCAGGGAAATATGGATTATCAATAGATTTGAATGACCATGATGCATAATTCTTTACTAAAGGGTCTTGTCCTCTTAAATATCCTTCAAAGAACCAATTCCTACCACGTGGTGTTGAAATCGCTATGCACCAGCCAAGTTTATCAGATAATGTAGGTCTAAGACATTCTTCCCATACTGATTTCTTAATACGAGCAGCTTCATCAATGACCATACCAGTAACACCTTCTCCTATCAAAGAATCTGGATTATCTGCTGATTTGCCTACAATCTCAGTGCCATTAAGAAGTTTAATATGCAACCTAGATTCGCTTTTAGTCTCTATCCAATATGGAAACTTTCTTGTAAAAACCTTATAGATTTCTCTGAAGACTTTTTTAGACAGTTCATATGTAGGAGCAACAACCCATAACATCTGGTTTGGAACCATAGCAGCTTTAATTATTTCATGCGCAGCTCCTAGGCTCTTACCCCATCTTCTGCCACAAGCAAGAAATTTAAATCTTGCATTAGAATCATGTATAACTTTTTGTGTAGGATGTGGTTGATAGCCTATTCTCTGAAATAGCTTGTCTTGATTTAACACACATCCTCTATATTCTACTTCCATTTTAAATAAAAGGTTGAGGGAGTTTAACCTCGCCTCAACCTAAATACCGTACCTGGCAATCTTGTCAAGTGATGACTTAACTATTATTTTAAAAAGGGTGCCCTGCACGTAAAAAACATTTCCATTCTTTTGATTTATGAGGTGCTGGAAATGTAAAAAACCATACAGGGCGAAGGTAAACTGTGTCGAGGATGAGATTCCTCGAATTTAAATAAGGGCTGGTATAGTTAATACCTTCTACAGTCTGCCCAATGACGTTATCCAAGTTACTAACTTGTAGTTTAAATAATTTTTTTCTTTCTTCGTGATATTGCTCTTCCTATACTACCTCTTGAACCATGCGAGCTACCGACTACAAACGTTGCATAAATATCCATAACATATTTTTCTACACTTAAAACAATTCTTAGTCGGTTTATCTGTCATTTATATCACCTTTAAAAAGCGCGGCCAGATGATAACCACTACACTACAGCTCTAGGAGCCGACAGGAATCGAACCTGTGTCCTGGCCTCATTATAGCTGTATAATAAAAATTAAAAAAAATAAAAAAAGGAAAAGCTTATGCCAATCCAACAAAAGTTATACTTGCTTCCAAAGCTTCTTCTGGTACTATCAGACTTACTTCGTTGTCCTCAAGACTGTCTTCAGGGTTTTCGATTACAATACCATACGCTGTGATGAAGTTATCATCCTCGTTTGCTATTGAAACACCGTCTACCTCAACATCAGATAATGCTGCATTAATCTTTATATCACCAACAGTTAATCCACTGCCTACAATATTAAGAACTAATCCACTATCGCCTAATGTTACTGAAGCTGCATCTATAAGGTCATCGTCTTCGTCGTAAAAACCTGTACCATCAATGAATACTCTATCGTAATCATTCAATCCGCTTATGATTTCGCCTGTTAATTCAATTGCATAATCGTTGTCTTCCTCAAAGAAATAATCCTCTGAATCTTCTTCTGATACACCATCAAATCTTACACAAACATAATCATTTGGTAGACATACTGAATCACCTGCTGTTATAGCTTGGTAATCTTCGTCTTCATCAACTTCATCAAAATCTTCAGCTAATACTAAGCCTATTGAATTTGCATCTATTGACCATTCCCAAATTGAATCTTCTTCGTATTCATCACCGTCTTCAACTTCATTATTGACATCGTTACCAATCTCTATAGTAACAAAATCTGTAATGTCTTCATCGCTGAAAACGTCTTTTGCTCTGATTTCTATGTCGCAAAGTTCATCTGTCTCGTCTTGCTCAATCATTGAACTTTCTGAAACGCCATCGCAAGTAACTTTAACAAAGATTTTTTCTTCACCTATTGCTTCAACTGTTACAGTCTTATCATCAACAACGATTGTCTCGCCTTCGTAGATAAGATATTCTGTGCCTTTGAAAAAGGTTATTTTATCATTGTCCCAATCGATTACTTCAACTGTTTCTCCTAAAAAACTAAATTCAAGAGTTTCGTCAAGGTCAATCTTGCTTGTATCAAGGTCATTCTCAAAGATTAATCTGTAAGATATATCGCCTTCTGCAAGGGTCATGTATACATTATCTTCATAATCTGCTTCGTTTATTGTAACGGTTGCTGTTGCCTCAATAACTTCTTCTGCGTCATAGTCGTCATCGTCGAAATCTATCTCACCATCAAACAAACTTTTTAAGTCTCTATCAGATATCACATAGTTATATGCATTATCTAAATTAAGTTCATCCTTGGTGTATTCTAATTCCAACTTCGCTTCAGTTGCTTTAGCCTCATCTTCTATTGCTAAAAGTGCAGCCTCCAGTTCAGATAACTTGCTATTTAAGGTATCTATCTCTGTGTCCTTAGCTGATTCTAAATCAGCTATTGCTTGTGTTGCTATTGCCTGTGCGTCTTCAAGAGATGTTCCTGCATCTTCAAGCTTACCATTAAGGTCCGCTATATTAGTATTCAGGTTGGCAACTACAACATCATTTTCTGCTACTACTTCCGCAACGTTATCATTAATTAAAGTACTAACCGATTCATCTGTATACTTAGGATTACATCCCACACAGAATAAAGTTAGAACTAGAATTAACACACACGCTGCAGTCGTGAGTATCTTTTTCATGCTCATAGTTATTCACCATTTGCTATTTTTTTACTAATCTGGGCAAAAATGCCTCAATTTATCTATATTTTTATTGATGGTATTTAAATTTTTTTATTTCATTTATAAAGGGTATCTTTTGTGTCCTTTATAAACTATCACTCCCCATTTTATTTCCTCCGTTCATTTATCCATCCATCAAACTATGCAAGTATTTTTTTCCATTCCTTAATAGCTTTTTTATCCCCTTTTATCCTTGCTTCACACAAAGGGCATATTTTATTCTTTGCACTTGTAAAATTAATGTTACATTCTATACATTTAAACAAATGTCCTTTTACACTTCCTTCATTAATTATTATTTCCTTTTTATCCACTTCATTCCACCTTCATTTATCCATCATTTTGTGTAAGTTCTTTCTCAATCATCATCATCTTCTATTAATTCACATCCTCTTGAAATTGATTCTATTTCTTGTTCTTCTGGTGAAAGTCTACTAAGTCTTTCATGTTCTTCATCTGAACAATTACAGTTCTTAAATTTTCTTTTCTTTTCCATCTTCATTCTCCGTGCGTTGTTTCATTCAATCATGTACTTCAATACTTTTCTCAACAATAGCAGTATGCCATAACTTATACTCTTTATCAAGATTCATAGACTTAATAAAATCCCAATATAACTTCTCTTGAGTGCAATATCCTTCTGT